TTGGTGGAGCTGGTCGGCACTGCCCCGACGTGTATCATAACTCCAATTAACAGTTTACGCTGTTAAATGGCAAAGGCTATGGTTATGACCCACGCCTTGTACCAAATTTAGTACCGTCTGCGGTTACTCTGTAGTATAACCTTTTAACTTAATTAAGCAGGACTTCTGGTATTGCCCTTTTTCTTTTTTAACTATATAGGAAACACACCATCACATGTGCTAACCAATTTGTATTATAACACTATAAAATACAATGTCAAATTTATTTATTTAAATTTTTTCTTTGTAGGCTAAATAAATTTAACCTAATGATAATAGAAAGGTTTTTTCTAACAACTTAGGAGGTACTATGAAAAAGTACGATTGGGCAAAAGAAATACACGGCGGCGAACTAAATGAAAGACAAATACTTTTTATTTTGGGAGTTATTACAATAATTGGTCTAGTATCAATGTTTAACCAATAAACATAGGAAACAATAACAATATGTTTTACTCATAAAAAAAGGCAACCTTTTACAGTTGCCTTTTTTATTGGTTTAATATATTACTTATTAAAGATCTTATATAAAACTGCCGCCGCTACTAGTCCAACTAAACCTTGAGCACCTAGTTGTGCAACAATACCAGTGATTGTACCAATTATATCTCCGCCAATAAACGGAACTGTGCCACCGAAAATAACTTGTAGAACAATTGCTAGTGCAATTAGTGCTACGCCTGCTGTGGTTGCTTCGTTGATCCAACCTACTACTTGTTTTAACATAAGTTTCTCCTTATTATATAAAATTAGTTTATTTGTGTAGTCTTTTCGGACTACTTTAACCTTCGAATTACAAAGGATTTTTAATATGTACTAATACACATTAAAGTTTATTTAGTCATTTGTCAAGGTTATTAGAGAAATCGCCACTTTTTAGTGTTTTAATTTGATGACAATCACCACACAGTGTCTGTAAATTACTTGGGTGATTACATTCGTGATCAAGCACATATTTGTCATTAGGGTTTTCGGGTGGCACAATATGATCTACTTGTAACAGTCTATAAGCATACACAGTTCTAAAAGGTTCTGGCTCTAGGCGTAGACGTATGTTATTGTAAGGGTCATGCCCACATGCATCACATTTAAGTTTTTTGTGTAGTGTGTAAGGTCTATCTAGTCTGGCAAAGCCTTTAAATTCTCTAAGAGTTTTCTGGTGTTCTTCGCATAGTGTGTGCGATCCTGCGCCTTTGTATTGAGTAATAGGATTGTTGCATCCTGGTACTTTACATGTACCTTTGGGTTTGTTTTTTTTCTTTTCTTGTTTGCCAAATTCAGTGCTCTTATTGTCATCGAGCGCAATCATTGTTTGTTTATTTTTCAAAATGGATACATCGTGCAAAAAAAATAGTTATCGACAGAAGTAACCTAGCAAAAAAAAGATGCACTTTTGAATAGAAAATATTGTCATAAATAAGAGTACATATAAACACACGGAGATAATAATATGTCAGTATCATCTTTAACAAGGATGACAACGCCATTGGCAACAGACCAGTCTGGATCTAGTCAAGGCTTGTTAATGCCTAAATTAAAATATCGTTTTCGAGCGATATTTGAAAACTTTGGTGTAAGTACGCCGAGAACTGAATTAACTAAACAAATTATGGACTTTACGAGACCATCGGTAAACTTCGATCCAATTGATATCGATATTTACAATTCAAGAGTACGTCTTGCAGGTAAGCACACATGGGAAGACATTAACGTTACATTACGTGACGATGCAAGTGGTGCTGTAAGCAAACTAGTTGGCGAACAACTACAGAGACAATTAGACTTTATGGAGCAATCAAGTGCATCTTCGGGTTCTGATTATAAGTTTACAACTAAACTTGAAATGCTCGATGGCGGAAATGGTGCTAATGAACCGAACGTTCTTGAAACATGGGAAATTTACGGATGTTATTTAGCAAATGTTAACTACGGCGATATGAACTACGGTAGTTCGGAGCCAGTTACAGTTTCGATGACTCTACGTTACGACAATGCTGTTCAAACTCCTATCGGTAGCGGTGTTGGTGCCGAAGTTGGAAGAACACTAGGCGATAACGTTAACTAATAATCCATTATGGGATTCGGTAGTTTCCTTAAAAAGGAGTTAAAGGAACAGTTAGGTAGTTGGGACAACTTTACAGATGGCTTTAAAGAAGGCTTCTTTGGTACTGACTACTTGCGCGACTATAAACATGCTTCAAAAACTTTTGTTGCAGATGGTCAAGCACTTGCCCCAACTAACAAGTTTCTTTTTCATGTATATTTTACATTAAACACTGCCGAAATACCCGGGCTAGCACAAGCAATAGGTGGTGCAGAAGGCAAGTCGCGTATCGGGATACTTGTAAAGACTGCACAATTACCTAGTTATACATTTGATATTGAAGAATTACATCAATATAATCGTAAAAGATACGTTCAAAGAAAGATAAATTATCAACCAGTTACACTTACATTACACGACGACGGAAGTGATGTAGTTAGATCAATGTGGGCTAACTACATGATGTATTATTACAGCGACAGCGATTACGGATATGATGGTCAAGGATCCAATAACTCGGAATATAATAGTAGAGATATATATAACGATTTACGCCGTGTAAACGATTGGGGATATGACGGAACTGGGTTTAGTAATGGAACAAAACCTGCGTTCTTTAAAGACATAAAAATATATGGGCTAAACAGAAACAACTTTACGTCTTACACGTTAATAAATCCTATTGTATCTAGTTTCCAACACGACACGTTCGATTACAGTGCTGGAAACGGATTAATGCAACATAGCATTACTTTTAATTACGAAGCAGTTAAATACGGAAGAGGAAAAGTTGGAAGCGAAGTACGCGGATTTGGTGATCCAGCAATGTACGACACAACACCTAGTCCACTGCGTGCAGGTACAAAAGCAACATTATTTGGACAAGGCGGTATATTAGATGCAGGTTCAAGTATACTCGACGATTTAGCAAGTGGTAATATTTTAGGTGCTATTAGAACTGGCGGTAGTTTACGGAATACTTTAAAAGGTAAAAATGTATCAAGTATTATTTCAAAAGAATTAGTAAGTGGTGCTATTTCCAGTGGGCTCAATTTTATATCGAACAGCGGGTCGAAAAGTAATAGTCAGTTTTCGATACCGTCGTTTGGATCTAATTTTGGATTAAATCTAGGAAGCATTTCGGGAAGTGCAACATTATTCGGTGGTACAAACTTTTCGAGTTTAACCTCAAGTTTAAGCACAAATTTACCTAGTATAGGACCTTTATCGAATACTTTTAATAGTATATCGCCTAGTATTAATTCACTTAAGCAACAATTTGCACCAGGTAGCGAGTTAAATAGCGATTTCACTGCTCTATTTTCAAACTTAAAGTCGGCTATTGAGCCAGGAATGAATATTTTAGAGAGCACAGTAAGCGATGTTGCCGAAACAATGAGCGAAGTTGAATTACCAAACATAAATGGGTTAATCGAAGATATCCCAGGTGTAAACAGCATAGCAACTTCAGCAACAGATGCGTTTTCCGATGTTGCAAAATCATTTGCTCCAATTGGTAAAGAAATGGCTAACACAATGAATTCGACTATTAATTCACATGAATTCAATACTTTTACAAATAAGTTTAAAGATGTTGCCGGCGATATTGTTAGTAACGGAAAGAATATATCACAGTAATGGCAGATAAGTTTAGTTTAGAAAAGTTTTATCAAGACCCTTCGCTTAATATTAATAGCGAGCAGTATTCTGTTGTGTTGGGATTTTTTAAAAAAGTAACAGATAGTGATAAATCTGCAGAAGCATTTGCGTTAGATTTATTTCGTGTAGCAAAAGCAACTGAAGTAAATGTACTAACACTATTAGAAGCAATGCACAAAAAAGATAAAATAGGCATTAACGAAGTTATGTGCTATTATCTTAACCAAATACGATCGCAATCTGCGTTGCTTGGTGTTGCGAATGTACAGAGTGCTAATCAAAACGTTGCTCGAAACATAATACAATAATGGTATGGCACTTAAATATAGTAAAGGCCATTTTAAACCTAGAAATCCAACAAAGTACGTAGGGAAAGGCTCCATTATATATCGCAGTTCGTGGGAATTAGCATTCATGAACTTTTGCGATACAAATCAAAATGTCATGGAATGGGCAAGCGAAGAAATAAAAATTCCGTATCGTAATCCACTTACCGGAAAACAATCAATATATGTGCCAGATTTTTTAGTAATATATCAAAATAAAACAGGCAAAAAGGTTGCTGAGCTAATTGAAATAAAACCAAAAAAGCAAAGTGTGCTAACAGAAAAGTTAAATACAAAAGAACGAGCAACTGTTGCTATTAACTATGCTAAATGGGAAGCGGCGATACATTGGGCAAAACGCAACGGTATCAAATTTAGAGTGATCACCGAAGAGCAGATATTTAAAAAATGACGAAGAAATTGGAAGAGTTATTTGATTTACCGGAATCGGAACAAGAATCAATCAATTTGACACCGACGGCGGAAACAGAGATACAAGAAGTAGTAGAGTTATCAACACTCGAAAAAGTCGAAGCGGCGTTAACTGCTGTTCGCGGATTAGAAAACGATTCGGAAATGGATACTATTGCGCAACAAGCAGTAGACAGTTTCCAGGAATTAATGAACTTAGGTATGAACGTTGAACCAAGGCATGCCGCTGAAATATTCGGTGTTGCAGAAAGAATGCTGAACACAGCACTTAGTGCAAAAGATAAAAAAACAAACAAAAAGTTAAAAATGCTCGATCTACAACTTAAAAAAGCAAAGTTGGATATGGAGCAAGGTCAAGACGGTCCAACTGGTGCTAGTGGCACAGTAATGGACAGAAATGAGTTACTAAAACAACTTACACAAGGTGTTGACTCTGTAGTTGATGCAGAAGAAACTAAAGAATAAACATAAATACAACAAAGTTTAACGTTAACGAGAAAGATTATGAGATCATTAAAAGACTATTTGTTTGAATCAAAACAAGTATACGAATACCGTATTAAAGTAGCAGGTGAATTAACCCAAGAACAAATTGAGCGTATGGAACAAGGGTTTGAGGCATTTGATATGATCAGTCTTACTGAACCTAAAAGGTTGCCAGTGCAAGAAAGTCCTATGGGATTCGAAGGTATAACAAATACCGAGGTACATATTATGGATGCTAAGTTTAATTACCCAGCATCTACAGAAGCATTTACTGATATCTGCAGACAAGCAGGCATTGCTGGTAGTAATGTTATTGTTATGAATAAAGCATTCGAAGATTCAATGATGGATGAGGAAAGTCGCAAGAATGAAGGCGACGATGCACTACTTAATAGCGATTTACCAGAAGACCATCCAGCAATTAAAGACGCTGTGGTAGAATACGGCACAGTAGCACAAGATAAAGATGTTATTAAAAATGCGGCAAGAACAGAATACGAATTTGCTAGCAAAGATGTTGCGCCAAAGGCACAAACAACCAATGATTTACCACAAGAAGATAACGGGCCATTTTCAAACGTTAGTAGACCCGAGTTACCAAAAACTGGCAAAAAGTGATGAAAAAACTAAACGAAGGACCAAGAGTACATTCAGACCATACAGGGCATCATTTAAAAAATGCCGACGGCGAAATTGTACAGTCTTTCAAAAAAGATAGAGAGGGCTTAAAACATGCTCGACAGTCTATGTACAAGAATTTTAAAGGACTTAATATGAAAAAGCCCGAACCAGAACAATCAGTTGATGAAACAATCAATGAAGATTCTTATAGTCAGTACGTAGAGTTAGCAAAGCGTAATAACGCAACAACATACGAACAAGTTATTGATTTACTATCTCAGCAAGGATTGTCGGAAGAGGAAAT